TCGTATGCAATGCCGTCGAAGATCGCGTTGTCGCCTTCGTGCAGCCAGCCACTATCGAGCCGGTAGGGCGTGGCTGTAAGACCGACCACCTTCACGCCGCGATTGCACACGCGGAGGTCCGAGAGAAACTTATTGTAGCGTGTGCCGTCTGTTTTCGGGATCAGGTGCGCCTCATCTACGATCACCAGATCAGGCGCTGGCACCATCTGATAAGCCTTCTTGTGGATAGACTGGATGCCAGCGAACGTGATCGGCTTCCGCAGCACCTTCTTCTTGAGACTGGCGCTATAGAAGCCGACATCTGCCTCGGGATAAAGCGCCACCAACTCGCTGGCGTTCTGCTCCAGCAACTCCTTGACATGCGTCAGGATCAGAACGCGCGTGCCGGGATAACTCATCGCATCCTTGATCAGGTGCGCGATGATCAGGCTCTTGCCAGAGCCGGTCGGAGCAACGATGATGGGGTTGTCGCCCTTCTTGTCTGACCAATAATTGTATAGGCCATCAATGGCGGCGCGTTGATAGGAGCGGAGTTCTAGCATGTGCTGAACTCCCTGCCTTTGTTTCTCACGATCTCGCCGTCTTCGTTGATGTAATCGATCCAGTCCTCGCCGCTGTCATGCACCGGCAGCTTCACCAGTGCCGGATTATATATGTGATCACCGCAGCCGCTCCGCTGGTCGATCTCATCGAGTGCCTTCTTGTGCCTGGCGCAGGACCAGCCTTGAGTCTCTGCCGTCGAGAAGGCGCATGTGCGGCAGTTCAGTTCCGCTGCACCATCGCCGTGGCATATCGAATGATACGGACAGAACTTGCATTCAAACCATGCCGGATCATTGCTGATGCCAAGCGGTGGCCGTTCAGTCGATATGATCCCTTTGGCCTTCTCGATAAGCCCCTCTGCAAAGGCATGATCGACCTTCAACCGCTCGGCATAAATCTCGTCGGTGTTCTTGTTAACCGAAATGAACAGGCAGCGATCCAGCCCGCTCAAGTGCATTCCGATCTGACACTGTGCGTAATAGATCGGCTTTGCCTTCTCGACGCCGAGGTTGCACAACACCTTGAAATACTTCTCGCTCATAGTCTTCACTTCGAGCGTGTGCACCTTGGTACTTTCCGGCAAGCCTTCAACAACTCCGTCCAGGCTCAACGCGAAATGCCCGCCGACCGCCGTATATCGGAACTGCTGGCCTGTTGCAGGGTCACGATCCCAGACGGTGCAACCGGCGGCTCGAAGGTTCTGGATCACTCGCAGTTCCTCGCGTTCGCCAGTCTCGAAGAGGCGCAAGATGCGGCCTTCGTGCTTCTCAGTATAGGTCCACCGGAACTGATACCAGAGCGCACGGGCGCAAGTGTTGCCGATCTGCGACCCGCCAAGGTGCGGCCTGTGTGCGTTGCGGCGGTTGTCTTCGTATCGCTGATAGATCGCCTTTACGATTGGCAATGTCATGTCGAGTTTCATTCCTCTTCCCTCCCGGTAACGCTCTCGATCATCCCTCGATCATAGTGCATAAACATGCTGATTGCTTTTGCATTGATTCCTTCGTCGTGCATCCACTTGATGATCTTCATCCGCCTGATTGTGACTTCTTTCGTCATGTTCTCATTTTGCTGGGCAATGACACGCTTGTAAAAGTCGCTCGTGGCGGTGTCGCTTGCGCCGAAGTTCTTGGCAATTTGACTCCAGAATCGCCTCTTGATCCGCAGCTTCTCGATTCGCCGGAAGTCATCCATCGACCAATCGCGGCGAACCATTTGCGCCTTTGGCCGATCTTCCTCTCCATCTGTCCATGTGTAGCGTTTGAACTGCGGGATGAAGTCAACCGCGACATCATTCCAGACGATCCGGCCTTCGACATCGAAGCTCCAGAAGTTGCCGTCTAGCTGCTGCTTCATCAGGCGTTCGATTGCATAGGTGTCGGTGGTCATGATTGCCCAGGCTCTTTTGTGTGGGTAAGGACAAGATTTCCTTTTTCTTGTGCAATTCTTAAAATTGAATACTTGTGGCAAAGTTCACATCGCAAATAAATTTCCATTTCTGACAATAAATGTGAAAAATCAAAACTTACGAAATGCAAATAACTGGCGCACGGGTTTGTTATAATTTTCACACAGTCTATTGTATTGCAAAAAGGACATGCCAATACGTGGCTTTCAGTCAAGAATAATGCAGAATAAGTTATAAGTTTTGCTGACACAGTTTGTCCTCCATTGTAATAGGGGCGACCCGTGAGAGCCGCCCCGCTTTGCCATTGCTTTAGCGATCATCTTTCCAATTGCTAACAAGAACATAAGTTCTTGCGTTGAGCCATTTCTCTATGTCTGATCGCCGCCAAGCAACCGCGCGCGCTCCAACTTTCACAGGCTTTGGAAATCGGCCTGAGTTCACTTCACAATGAAGCCATGTTGCTTTCATGCCGATAGCAGCAAGGACTTCTTTTTTCCGCATAAGCCTGTCCATCACTTCTTCTTCCAGGGTGGCGTTGCAGCCGCCGCAGGTGCCGCAGCCGGTGCGCCACCTTCGCACTGCTCGTATCCGGCAATCTCATTCGATGCCTGATAGTTGCCTTCTGCGGGCTTGACCTTGACCGTGATCATCATCGGCTTGTCGTGGAGGTCAGAACTTTCGTTCGGCATCATGACGCCAACCGACCGGCAGATGGCCGAGAGCGTGCGCTGGGCGATCTCTTCCGCCGTCTTGTTCGGGTTGTTGAGGTTCAGCCGGTCAATCAGGCTCACGCCTTGGTGCGGCCCTTCGATGATCTGGCAGGTGAGCACCAGCATTGAGCCGGTCTGTGCCTTCGTGGGGCGCTCCTCCGACTTCGTGATGACGGCCTTGTACTTGCCAGCCGGAATCGTTTCGCGTGGCGCACTCGGCTCCACGACATTCGCATCGAATCCATTCAGTCTCATTCTCTTCTCCTACTTTGCTACAAATGCTTCAAAAGGGTTGCCGCTCTCAAAGCTGAACGGCAGTGGCTGGGTGATGTTGAAACGGTTCTTCGTCACGCTCGACGCTTGCGGGAAGCAGATGATCTCCCGGTCGCCTGTGCTGATAGCCCGCTTCTTGTCGCCATCACCTCGAACGTAGGTCTTGAGCCGGATCAGGCCCACCAAGTCTACGTTGTCGGTGTAATGCGGCAGTGACTTCTTGTGCATCCGCACCGTATATCTGGCGAATGGGTCGAAGTCTGGCAGATCGAGCGTCTCGGTGTCAGCGTGGCCGATGAAGACCACGTTCATCCCGCGTTCGTAGGCTAATGCGCCAGCCCATTCCCGCACCTGCCGGTGCTTTTCGGCGGCGGTGTTATAGCCAGCGCCGTAACCGCCACCGGCTTGGTTGATGCTCTTTGCCTTCGGATCGGCTGCAACAATCTCATGCTCGATAAGCGTGGCAAGCTGCGTGATGCTATCAATCACGACCGTCTTGAAGTCATGCTCCTGCGTTGCCAATGCCTCGATCTGATCGAGCACTTCTTGGCTTGATGAGACCAGCGGGAAAAGCATCACATCGTCTTTGCCAGCAAGCGAAGCGGTGCCGTCCTCGGTGCGGATAAACACCGGCCTCGGGAACATTGCAGCCAGCGTGCTCTTGCCCATGCCACCCTCACCGAACACCGTTGCGATGATGGGGCGTTGCCCTTTTGGGCGCTGCAGTTTCTTCAGATCAATTGCCATCGTTCTCAGCCTCCTTCATTCCGAGTATTCTCATTGCCTCGCGCAGGTTCTCAATAGCGCACCGCACATGATGAGCGCGGTTAATCTTGTCGCCCTTGGCAACCACGACATGATCGCGTGCGTTCTGGAGAGATTCCGCCAGTTCATAAAAATCAATCGCCATCATGAGAAGCCCTCCGCCTTTTTAAGGGCAGACTCAGCGGCTCTTACTGCCGCCCAATAGCTATCTTGTCCGGGGTGTCCGTCTTGAGCCGCTACAATCAAAACCTTGATTGCATCCAGCAAATCAGGAGCTGCGGCAATCAAATGGCCGTTGGCTTCTGTCATTTTATCACCAAACCACACAAGTTCGGCAAGGCGAACATAACCAAGTTTATGCTGAAAAATAACACAGGCTTTGCCAGTTTTGTGCATTTTCCAAGGTCCGGGCATGTGCTTGCTCATTCCGACACCACCTTGACGCCGATCTTTCCCGGCGTGGCCGTGATGGCCTTGGCAGCAATGGCCCAGAGGTCAGGCCGCTCTTTCGCAAGCCACTTGCATCCGGCATCGTCCACTTCGATCTTGACCTTGATCGGCCAAGCCTCGGCGGGCATGTCGTGCTTGACGGTCTCCCAGACGCCCAAATCGATCTTGCGATAGATCGGCTGGGTGAGCGTCACCTT